CTCCCGTTCTTAGAAGTGAGCCAGTCCGTGGCTCAACGTTCAATCCAAACCTCATTACAGCGTATGCGTTCTCAGCATGAGGACGATGATGACGATGACGATGATGACGATGACGATGACGATGATTCTGATGACGATGATCAGAACGATGACGAAGGTGGTGACCGCAACACCCGTCAGCGCGGAAAGAACGGAAAGAAATCGAAGAAGCACAACTCGGAGGACAGCGCACTCATGAAGCTCATCAAGGAGCAGAGTGAAGCCATCAAGTCTTTGAAAGGCCAGATTGACAACCTCCAAGGCGACCGTGTTCACGAGACCCGACGCGCCAAGCTGAAGAAGCTCGTTGACAACACAGGAACCTTCGGTAAGTCGGTTCTGAAGCAGTTTGACCTTATGACGTTCAAGGATGACGATGCCTTTGATGACTATCTCGACGATGTGCAGAAGGATTTGGACGACCTCAACCAGGAGCGTGCCAACGAAGGTTTACAAAAGCTCGGCTCGACACCTCCAGGCGGTAAGAAGAATCTAGAGAATCAGCAACAGGACGTGCTTTCAGATGCGGACATCATAGCCCTCGCTGGTGGCACTCCACAACCTCAAACCAAGTAAAAAAGATTATGGGCGCACAAGCAAATCTGAACCAAGAAGGAATGAAGATTCTGTCAGCTAACGACAGCATCGTCATCCGCAAGTATGGTGCCGGTATCAATGGCGGTCGTACCCTTGACATGTCAGACTTCCCGTCTGACCTCAAGTGCATCAAGGCTGGCCACGTTGTTATCCGCAGTACCGAGGACGAGACTTTGTACAAGCCCATGCCCGTAGCTGATGGAGGAGCCGCCTATGACTCTCTTCCTGCAAACTACGAGTATGTAGGCGTTGTCGTTGCTACCAAGCCTGTTGACTATCCTCTCGTAGGTATTATGTACGCAGGTGAGGTGAACGATGTGGCAAGTCCGTATCCTGTAGATTCCATCAAGTCCGCGCTGAAGACTGCACTTCCCGGACTCGTGTTCATGCACGACTAAGTTGCAGAAACCCTGTAAACAGAAGAAAACGATATGCAAGAATCATTGTTTATTCAGTTTATCATGGCCCTGTTCCCCAAGCTGTCGCTCTATGTGACTACCAAGGTGAACAATGGTAAGCCCATGACGTACCTCCACAAGGAGATGCTGGAGCCTGTGTATAGCGCAGACCAGAAGTGGGAGGGAACTTCTGCCAATACAGTGTATGTTGCCGCTGACATGGTGGCCATGGATTCTCCTCTTCCAGTGAAGAAGCGTGACTCCATCGCAACCTCAAACGGCAAGCTGCCGAAGATTGGTATGGAGAAGAAGAAGGGTGAGACCGACATCAACACCCTTAATATCATGAATGCCCAGTATCAGGCCCTTGTCGCAGGTGGTAACGCACAGGCTGCTGCTTCTCAGCGCCAGCGCATCATCCAGCGTTTTGCCAATGATGCTGTGTACTGCTCTGTAGGTATTGACGAGAAGAACGAGGCCAACTTCCTCTCTGCCCTCTCCGACGGTGTGATGGCAGTTCCAGATGAGGAGAACACTGGTACCGCTCTCCGTGTTTCGTTTGGTTATGAGAAGTTCCCACAGAACCATTTCGGTGTGGAGGTTCTGAACCATATCGGACGCGAGGACATCGAGCGTGTACTGAACAAGGCCAACGATGATGGTGTGACTATCACTACTATCGCCATCGCTCTCTCGACCTATCGTGAAATGAAGAAGGAGCGCTGGGCTCGTGAGCTGGTGGCCGATGCAAAGGACATCACCTACAACGACTCAACCAAGTTGCCTATCCCGAACGCAACTGCCTTTGACGAGGCATTCGCAACAGAGTTCGGAGGTATCCAGTTCTTGAAGATTGACCGCACGGTATACTTCGAGAAGAATGGCAAGCGTACTCCAGTCAAGCCGTTCAATGCCGACAAGCTGGTATTCCTCTCTTCTACCAATGTAGGCTCGCTCGTATGGGGCACCCTCGCAGAGGTTACCAATCCTGTCGCTGGTGTGAAGTACAGCATCCTCGATCAGTACAAGCTGGTTTCGGAGTTCTCTACTACGAAGCCTCTCATCGAGCACACGACTGGTGAGGCTCTGGTTATCCCTGTCATTGAGAATGTAGATGTGATTTACACTATCGACAAGAGCAATGCCTACGAGGTTGACGAGACCGCTGAGGCTGCCGACACCGATGATGAGTACATCACCATCAATGCCAAGAAGTACAGCAAGACCGAGGTTGCTGCCCAGCTGACCACTATGGGCTACAAGACCTCTGCTACCGCAAAGGACGATACCATCATGAAGAAGGTCAACGCTCTGAGCGATGAGGAGGAGGAAATCTTCCTTGCTGCACTGACCGAAGTAGTAGGTAGCTAAACGGAAGGGCCATGAGCAAGACAATCAGACAGGCACTCATTGATGAGATTATCTACCCCCTGCCCGAGGGCAAGGTGGAGAACAAGATGATCGCTCGCGGCATCAATGGCGATGATGAGTACACACCCGAAGTCGCCAAGAGTGACGAGTACCGAGGCGTCTATGCTGACTGCCTCATTGCCCTTCTCCAGTCAGTAGGTTTCTCTGAGTCGGACAAGAGCGTGAACGCTCTCTCCGATGAGGCCAAGAAGAGACTTCTGACTATCGCAAACTCCATATATAAAGCCATCGGTGAGGAGGAGGTTCTTACTGAGCCCAAGCCGATGGTTTACATCAACTGCTGAGAGCCATGCCGATACTGAAAATGAAACCCCACATTCTCGAAGTGCTCATCTTGACGGAGGAGTACGAAGATGAGAATGGCGACTTCCACAAGGGGCAGGAGGAATGGGTAGAGCTGTGCAAGTGCGATGCAGTCCCAGCCGGAGAGGCAAGAGAAATCACGCTTCCCGACGGAGTGACGGTCTCCTACTCCTACACCATCTACCTGCCGAAGAAGACAAGGGAGTTCGTGACGGGCGAGAAAGTCCGTGTCAGTTTCTTCGGTGACGGCACCCTGCAGGAGAAGAAGGAGTTCACGGTGAAAGGCTTCCATGCCTATCAGCACCAATGTAAGATGTGGGTATGAGCATCAGGCTGGTAACATCGACGCAGGTCCTCGACAACCTGTTCCGCAAGGCAACTGAAATCCTGTATGAGCGCATCCAGTACAACCTCAACTATCTGGGGATGCAATGTGTGAAGAGGATAAGGGACAGAAGCGGAGAGGACAGTTGGTACGACCAGACTGGCAACCTCAGAAGCTCCATCGGCTATGCCATCTATTCCTACGGACTGAAACAGATAGAGTCCTCGTTCGACTCCGTTCTCGGAGGCTCTGAGGGTTCGCAGAAAGGCCGGAAGATGGTGGAAGAACTTGCCAGCAGGTATTCAGACACCTACGCTTTAGTGGTGGTCGCTGCAATGGAGTACGCAGACTACGTGGAGGCCATAGAGTCCAAGGACGTTCTCGCATCCACGGAGATATATGCAAAGAGGGAGGTTGGGCGATACCTCGAAAAGGCTATAAGAGAAGCAGAATCACAAATCCAAAAGTTAGAAGTTAGTTTATGAAGACAGACATTCTCATCAAGGATGACATGTTTCGGTGGATAAAGGCATCACAGCTCGCATCCTCCGTAACGGGTAGGATTTGCAAGCAGGGTGTCCGTCCGAAGGGCTCCAAGCTGGAGGACGTGGTAATCTCGGTGGTCGCCAATGAGAACGGACAGATACAGGAGGCCGTGGTCAACGTGAACATTTACGTCATGGATGATCAGAAGGACGATGGCCAGTATCAAGAAGCGAGCATCCGACTACGGGAACTCTGCACCATCGCAGCCGAATCTCTTGAAGTTGGTCATGGTGATGGCTTCCGCTTCCAACTCGACAGCCAGCGGGTCCTGGAGGTAGCAGACATCCATGAACATGTGATAAACAACAGAATTTCTTACAAGTTTAACAACGAATAACGATTATGCCAAGTACTAAAGTTTTAGGTTGGGGCCGTTGCTCTGCTGACGGCTTTGACGACATTATCGAAGGTTCCTGCCAGCTCTCTGTAGAGGAAGGTCAGGAACAGGAAGCCCTCATCGAGGGCGGTAGCGCAGAGGGTCGCAAGAAAGCTCCAGACAAGTACACGCTTACGTTCCAGCGTCGTGTGGCATCTGCAGCCGAGGCCGCAGTAGGCTACACCGCAAATTACACGAGTGTGACTGTCACTCCCGAACAGGTAGGAGCAATCTGTGCAACTCTGACCGACTGCTCCAAGCACGTTGCTGTCAAGTTTGACTCTACTGACGGTCTGGTGGCTGTGTACACCTACAAGACCAAGGGTGCGACAGACGCAAGCGGTGCTCTGACGGACATTTCCTTCGCTGCCAAGTCCGCACAGGCTGGCGGCTAATTGTTCGCGTATCGGCCGTAACCAGTCGGCCTTCTCGGTTAGCTCAACAGGTAGAGCGCCCGTGCAAACGGAAGACGCAGGTTCGAGTCCTGCACCGAGAGCCATTTTTAATTTCTAAAACAACCGTAATCGATGAAAGAGATAGAATACGACCTTGCAGACGTTATTATAGGAAGACCACACGGATTTACGGTTGGCCGGAAGCATTTTTATCTCTATCCCATCACACTTGCCAAGATGTTCCTGCTGAAGAGGCAGATAGAGCAGATAGGAGTCAATGAGGAACAGCTCAGACAGAACCCCTATCTCGAAACCCTGCGTGTCGTAAAGGCGCACAGGGAAGAGTGCTGTCATATCATCGCCTACCATTCCACTCCGAACACGCAGAAGGACTTGTTCTGTACTAAGAACATTATCAGTCGCAAGAACTACTTCGCAGAAGAACTCACCGACGAAGAACTGTCTTCGCTCATGATAATAGCACTCACAGCCGACAAGACAGAGAAGTTTATGGAACACATCGGACTGAAGGAGGAACATGAGAAGATGCAGGGAGTACTCAAGATAAAGCAGAAGCACGACAAGAGCACGCTCAGCTTCAACGGCAAAAGCATCCTCGGAACGTTCATCGGGCAGCTCAAGGAAATGGGTTACTCCGACAATGAAATCTTGTACGAGAAGGGATATGTGTACCTCCGCCTTATGTTGGCTGACAAGGTGGTGACAATCAACCTTACGGAAGACGAGAGGAAGGAAATACCTCCGATGCTCCTGCCGGGCTACATGGATGCAGGCGACGCAAAGAACACACAGGCCATTATCGCAGAGCTTAACAGCAGGGGAATCAAGGTAGAGCAGTAAACGAAAGTAACAACCTACGCGCACGCGCGAGAAAATAGTACGAGATTATGGCATTGAAGTTTGAGATAACGGGTGACAACCGCAATTTCCTTGACTCGTTGGACGGGGCAAGGGATGGTGTCAGACGTGTAGCGCAGGACATCGAGCAGAGCGGAATGAGCATTGAGGATATGTTCAAGCGCATCGGTGCCGCTGCAGGAATAGCATTCACCTTTGACCAGGCTAAGGGCTTTGTTAGGTCTGTCATGGAAATGCGCGGTCAGTTCCAGCAGCTGGAGATAGCGTTCAACACCATGCTCCAGTCAGAGGAGAAGGCGACCACGCTGATGAGTCAGTTGGTAGAAACGGCAGCGAAGACACCTTTCGATCTGCAGGGAGTGGCACAGGGCGCAAAGCAGCTGTTGGCTTATGGTATTGCAGCCGAAGAGGTCAACGAGACCATAACGAGGCTCGGTGATATTGCAGCCGGTCTCTCCATTCCCCTCGGTGATTTGGTGTACCTCTATGGCACGACCATGACGCAGGGACGAATGTTCACAAATGACTTGCGTCAGTTCATGGGAAGAGGTATTCCTATGGCAGAGGAGTTGGCCAAGCAGTTCGGTGTCACCAAGAACGAGGTAGCAGG